GTCAATGCAATGACTGGCCAACTTCATACCGTAGATGAAGCTTGGGATTCGTTAGGTTTGTATGGTGGTGATGATGGTCTTACGGCTGACGTAGATCCAAATATGTATGCAGCAACGTGTGCTGAATTAGGTCAGGTTTTGACTGTGGATCACTACAATCGTGGAGACGTAGGGGTTATGTTCTTATCCAGGGAATATAGCCAAGACGTTTGGAACGGTTGTCCTGATTCTATGTGTGATGTCAAACGCCAGATCGTCAAATTCCATGCCACGCATAGTGTGGACCAATCTATAACTCCAATGCAGAAACTCACACAGAAGTGTGCAAGTTTCAACCTCACCGACCCAAACACTCCGATCATTTCCGATCTAGTTGAAGCTGTGTATGCTGTTGTTGGCAATTTGGTATTGTCTGATGAAAAGAGATATTACAAAATTGCCAGTTACTTCAGCAAATACCCCAGTGAAGACCAGTTCCCTAATGAGAATGTTGGCGGATGGATGGATGCCCGCATTGAGACCCTGATGCCCACTTTTGACCTGCCAGCATTCCGGCTGTGGTTAGAAGGTGTTGCGGAGGGTAAGAATGACGTGCTCAAAGCGCCGTTGTTTGACGTTATCCCACCTATTGCTTCCATTAACGTACCTTCAGTAGTTGATGGAGACGTGCATGTTCCAGCTGGATCACCTGATCCTTTTGCGACAACAAGTGCAAAGCCTGTGACCATTGTCCCGGTTTGCAATCCTGTTATCGCTAACCCGGTGATCAGTACGCTACCTCCTTCGATACGCCCAATCGCGCAACCCAATGCTTCTACTAGTGCTGGTGGTTGCTTCGTTGCCAAGGACAAATTGAAGAAGAAGCCGAAGAAAGCTGTGAAGACGAAGGCAGCCAAGAAAATTGTCACTCCTCCTCCACCACCACCAGTGGTGACTGTGACAATGGAGTACCCAATGCAGCACCCTGAGGATTTCAGTGAAGATGACGAGCCGTGTGCTTCACGTGGACCAAGGCCACCGCCCGAGCCTGAGTCACCAACCTACGACCCCTACCTTGCGACATCTAATAAGGATGAGGTCGAAGAGTGGGTTCCAGCGGTGCAGAATAACCAGGATAGTTTGGCCGAAACTATCAGGGTTATGTCTGAAAATCCCTTCCCTGCCGCCCAATAGGGTGGGAAGGTCCCCACCATGTGGGGTTAAACTGAGTGTCTTGGGGCAGATGGCAACTGCTCCTCGTACCCTTTCTCACACCCAGTATAATCTCTGACCAAAATGCCAACCAAGCAACAAGCTCCAGGTAGATCTTTTGTGCAAAACCCTTCTCAGAAGGCTATTGCTGC